TTTATTAGTTGATAAAGCATTGAACCACTGAACACATTCAGGTTTTTCAACATTGACAGCCTTTCGACACTCTAACGATAAATCCACAGGCGTTTGATCACTGGAAGCAGGAACACTAGAAACACTAGAAGTATCGGAAGAATTAGAAGGATTTTTAGAAGCATTTATTTTTTCCTCTGAACCGAAGAAATGCCCCATAAAGCCCGAACCACTAGAAAGACCATAAATAAAGACAAACAAAGCGAGAAGAACAAAAACACCAAAGCCAATTAAACCCATTGGAAAGCGTTTTTTACTTGTATCAATAGACGTTGATTTGTATAGCTTAAAAATAAAGTCTTTAGGCTTAAAATTAAATTTTGATTCACAATTTAATTTGTTAATAAGCGTATTAGGATAAGCACGTAAAGAGCCGTATTGATAAATTTTAGGAGTACGCCAGTAAGGGCGGGTAATGTGTAAATGACAAGAAATTAATTCTTTAATTGTAGGATGTAAATAGCTAGGACTTTGAGTAATAAACCAAAAATCAAAACCCCTGTGACGATGAATTGTTAATTCCTGAACAATAGGATCATCTTTGGATTTGTTAGCATTGTATGGGGGGACAAGCTGCACTTCATCAATAACAATAATTGAGCCATCAGGACATGTACGCCAATCTATGACTAGATCGCGGGCGTAATCAATTTTTAAAGCCTTAATGTTTGTGTAAATAGTGCGAACAGGTTGAAAAAATAAAAAATCTTCTTTTTCGCCACGTTCACGGATACGCTCAATAATTTCGTTAAATTGGACAGAACGCAAATAGTAATCATCAGGTCGTAAATCATCAAAATCTTGACCTAACATATAAAAATATTCAGGCGGTAATATTTTTAATTCTTTTTTGAGCGTATGACCAGACCCAACTTCATATTCATAGTAAGAAAAGTCATCTTTAAATTGTTCAAAGTATTTTTTGTTATGCTCGAAAATAGCAATATTCTTTTTTAAATTAATCTTGTTTTTTTGTTCGATGCTATAAAGCTGTGTAACTACATAAGCCGTTTTAGATGCACCTGGAACACCTGTAACACAATTAAGCATTTTTTTACCTCGCCCGCTTTAGCTCAGTTCGTCGTAGCTCCTCACCTCGCTATTTGCGGGCAAGGTGTAAACGTGCTGAATTTTGAATGTATCTTGTAGCAATTGCGCCTAGAACTAGGCTAAATGAAATATCTAAACCCAATAATCCTGCAAATTGAGCAACAACGGTTGCTAAACCGTTTAAAGAATTTTGAAATGAAGAAACGGCAATATTAAAAGCTGTGAGAGAAGCACCAGCAGTTATAAAAGTAATGCCCGCACCCTCTAAAACATTGCGAAGCCAACCACGCTGTAAGCCCGTTAAAATAGTTGATAAATTAGCCATTATCACGTACCCCACCAACAATAAGCACAGCAGACAAAGCACCCATAGCAATGACAACAGGACGTACAAAAGTTGTAATAGCAGAACACATATCAGAGAAATCTATTGTCCAATTATGTGAGCTACCAAACGCAGTAAAAGAAGCGAGAGTGTAAGGAGCAGGACAGGAAGCATTAAAAGAAACATCGGTATCAACTGTTTGTTGTTCAGGTTCAGGGATTTCTAATTCTGTTGGTTCATCTTGTTTTTCAGTTGTTGCCCATTCTTTAGCAGCAGCCCAAGATTCTGAAATAGATAAAGCCCATTCTTCGGCTTTTGATTTGCCAGTTTCCCACCAGTTTGTAAGCGTTTGAGGAAATGAAATTACAGTTTGAGCAGCTTCACAGATAGTTGGTGCCCAATTACAAAAGATAGGAAATGTTATGGATAGATCAGTAGCTTCGGGATTTGCTTCATTTGGCTTTGCTTCTCCCTGAGCTTCATTGGCTTTTTCAGCTTCAGCAGCATCAGCAGGCTTTGTAGTTGCATTGGCTTCGGCCTGTGAAGCAATAGGACGTGCTTTAGCATCATCTTTTTCAGCTTCTGCAACAATGTCAGCAGCAGCAGCAGTAGTAGCTTGTTGAGCAGAAGCATCACCACCAGCAGCATTTGAAATAACTTTTTGAGCTACAACTTCAAGAGGAAGCGTTTTTTCTTCTTCTTCATAATCAGGATTTAAAACACGTTCTACTGTAATTTCCCAAGTAGTTGTTGATCCGTAAGCTCCTGGACGAGTCATAGTACAACTTTGTGGAGGTTTGGCAGCACCAGAAACGCCATCATATCCGTTAGCATTTAGAAAAGAAGCAATATTGGAACAGACTTGAGCTAATGTATTGCCCTCAATATAACCAACAGTAGAATTTTGAAAATAACGATATGTATATTGACCAGAATCAGGATCAGGCGGGAGTTTGTATTTAATCTGATTATTAGCAGGGTCAAGAACCCAATCTACAGCACCAATTAATTGTTCAACAGCTACAGACAAAGCATAACCAGCAGCGCCACGAGCTAACACTTTGGCAACTTGTGAAGCGTTGGGTGTAATTTTTACTGATGATTCTTTTATATATTTTTTGCCATTAATGACAACATTTTTTGTGGCATCGTAAACAGTAGAAGCACCTTGAGCAACAGCATTAGAAAGTGACCAACCGCCAACATTTGCAGCATTTGCAGAATTAATTAATATTATTGGAGATACAGCAATAATAAACGAAAGCAGTAATCTTAAAGCGATCTGATAATAAGCCATGCTGCACCTACAATAATAAGAATTGGTATCCAATTTAAAATGCTTGCTTCTTCCATTTTTAACCCCTAAAAGAGTAAGCCCCCGTAGGGGCTTAATAGCATTAAGCAGAGTTCGCACCACGCTTGAGATAACGCCAACCCGCAAAGATGCCCAACAAAATTAAGCCAGCACCAAACAAAGTGATAACAGTTGCTTTTGCACCATCAATTTCGCCAGTTAAACCCGTAGCATCAATTGATGAAGCAGCATTAGCATGAACAGCTAAAGCAGTACCCGCAGCAATAACGCCCGCTTGTTTTAAACGTGTTGTGAGAGTAGGCTTGCGAACAAGCTCAATAACATTTTTTTCCATGAGATAGTCCCCTATGGTTATAGTGATTTGACCGCTTTGGAGATAATTGCATAAGCAAGAAACACCGCAGCAACCGAGAGTAAAGAGCCGCCTATTTGCATCATTTCGGTTTTGGTTATTGCCAAAGGATGTGAATATTCGACCCATTCAAGGCACGCTTGCAGACCCATTTCATTAGCAGTGGAGAGAGTTTTGCAAACGTACATTTCTAAAATTCCTTAACCTGTGCAGGTTTTTTCGTGTTGCGCCCATTTTTCTTGATAAAAGAAAATGCAAAGGCATTTTGAACATTCCCAAGAAGCGTAAATGGCATTAATCATTTCGCGGCAACAGGCGTTAATTCTTTAATAATGGTGACGGTAGTTTTACCGTTAGAAACCTGTTCCATAACCACGTCTGCATTAAATGGGTACTTTTGGTTTTTGATCTTTTCAAAATTAAAAGACGTACCCCATTTAATTTCTGCACCAACTTGCCCCGCAAAATTTTCACCATCTTGCAGATCGGCTTGGTAATAAACTGTGGTTGAATCAAAAGGACGTCCGTTAAATTCACCTTTAGACGCTTTAGCACCAAGAACAACGATTTGAGATTTAAATTGCATGAATAAATTCCTTATATGAGGATTGATTCACCAGAGGAACACCCACAAAAAGCGGCAATTCATCTGAATGAGATTTAATAGGTTTATTAATTCTTAGCGACTGGATGACAGCAGCATGA